CAACAGTTATCCGCCGATAAGTCTAAACATCATATCGGCAATCATTTGAAAGCCGTCGTGCTGCCCGTTGTTGTCGTTATCGGATGCGGCAAGATTACCAGCCCACGCAACTATTTTCTTGGCGAAATTCTCTCCGTGAGTTCCCTCCATCCACACCGAAGCCAAACCGTTGCCGTGATCGATCCATCCGAAAAATTCAGTATCGGTCTTTCGCTTATGGTATACGGCGAGGGGAAAGGCGCGTTTGACATACTTCTCGTGGTTAGCCTCGTCGTAGCACGTCAGGGCTATTGTGGCCTGTTCGGTTATTGTGTGCATAGCCTTCCCTCCATTAATTACCTATTGCCAACAACGCATTTACCATTTTTAATGGATGGTATTTTTGTCCAAAGTGTCACAGTGTTTGCCATTCTGCCGGAAACCGATTCGCATTTAAAGTTTTTTATCTCGTTTGCCATGTTAAATGTCAAATTATTCATAATCCCAAAAATGGTTCCAATATTTAAAATTACCGACGCAACGAGTACGGCAACCGCAGATTTTTTAAAATCCGTATTTTTTACTCCGGCGGCAACGACCATGCTCAATGGGATGTAAAGCAATGTGAAATACCTCATCGGCTGATATGTGTTGCATGCGATCATCGCGACAGCAAAAAACACCATAGATGAGAATACCTTAACCCACTTGTCTTTAATCGCCCATACCGATACCACCGATGCTATAATTATTGATGCCGAATCAAACCTGAGCGCGTTATGCATCACCATCGAAAAGCCGTTACCGGCCCGACTTGACGCATTTGCTTTAAAAAAATCATGGAACGCAGAAGTATTAACGGAGTATGAAGCCACAAAAAATATACTCAGTATAGCAATGCACACCGACATGCCTGTGACGGCGCTTTTACGACTGTTCATGAACAGCATTACAAAGAGCGGAGCGACAAAACACACCGCGCTTGTTTTTGTCAAAATTGCAACTGCCATAATAACCGCCGCCACAATACTTTTTTTATGAGAGGCCGCAAGGAACGAAAGCGATACGAACGCAAGCATTTCTATGTCGATAAGAGCTATTCTCGAATACGCAAAAATGAACGAAGAACAGGCGATAGGAACTACCGATACCAATGCCGGGCCGTTTCCGAACATTTTTCTATTTGTGAAATAGATCGAAATCAAAAGAACAAAAAAGAAAAATACTGCCGTGTATCGGGCGGTGTAAATTGACACCCCGAATATAGACATCATGCCGTACTGAGCAACATGATTTACTGGCATCACTGGCATCGATTGAAATCCCTCGCCCAACCACTTGCCGGTCAGTATTTTTGCCGTTGCCCAGTTACAATACCACCCCTCATCGGTTTCTACAAATCCTCCGTCAGTGTAAATACGGGGAAAGTCTGCGTCTATATAAAACAGACGCCATAAACAGAAGATGGATATTACCGCAATCAGAATTGTTTTAATGTTGTTATTCATACCTTAAATATACCCCAAATCGATGCCACCGACACGATTATCATCACGACCAGCAGCCGGGTCAGAAATGGGGCGGCGTTCCAGTCGATCATATCCCGAAAGCCTTGCACGCCAGAAATATAAACGCAAGTCCGTAACTCGCATATCCGACATACCGCAGTACCATCATTTACCCCCTACGAAGTTTGCGACGGAAGCGGCGAGCGTGGCAACTGCGAGAAGATAAAACCAATTGATTTGTCCGCGAAGTGATTTGATCTCATCCCACAGATCTTTGTGTCTGTCCCGGCAGTCATCCTTGTCATACTCGTCGCTCATGATGTATCCTTTATCGTTTTGCAGGGTATCCGCCTGCGGTTGCGGTCTGCCCGGTCAGCCGCGCCCTTTGTCCGGGATGTTCAGTTGTGCGCTATTTTACAACTGCAAAAATAACCGCACCCCAAAAGATTAGCGATATCGCCACGCTGTTGATAATGCATTTTGAACTCATGGCAACACCCTTCTTAGACATACCGAATCGGTTGCAGAAAGCATTATCACGAAAGTGCTGTCTCGATAATGCATATTGACAATATTAGTTCCACCCGATCCTATGCGAACCTTGCTTGTAACCACCGAATCAAGCAGCCCCATAGAAGAATACAAATTTTGCATACTCATCGCTGCAATAGAATCACCCCATTTGACGCAAGCGTAAGTTGCAGCTGATGCCAGCGGAAAATTTTTAATTGAAAGATCCCGCTCTACTTCAACGTGTCCTCCGAATTTAGCTTTAGTAAAATAGTTGTTCCATAGATACGCCCCGGCACCATGTCGCCAGCGGAGTTCAATACCCGACCTATGTACCCCTAAGGTATCAATTGTAGTCGATGCAGCAACGGTCTCAGTGTCACTTGAATGTGTAAACTTGTCTACATAAGTACCGATATTTTTTGTATTATCATTAAATCCCTGAAGTTTCTTTATTTGTACAGGGGCGAGCCCCGAGCTTGAAATCATTGGACCGTATCCGACAATTGGACGAACTCCGGTGGTATCACCTATCATTAAATCTTGGTTACCGTACATTCCATAAATTGATTTTGTAGAAAAGGTTCCGCCGTTGTAAGATCCATTTATTGCGCTGTTTGGGACAATAACAACCGACTCTCCAACCGAATCGATAAGCACCGGGGTGGTGTCGTTCGGCATGGTGCAGCGCAAGTTGTTCCATGTGACCATCGATGGTCGAGAGGTGCCCTTTAAAAGCACCTGAGCAGTCGCCGGAACATTACCTAATGCCCGCATTCCGTCATGAGTAGAAACGCCATTGATTAAAACCGACGCTCCATTACCATTTCTGACAACAATACTAAATCTCTGCCGATCGGGATTTGTAACGGCGTTATATGCAGACGATCTATCAAGCAAGGTGTGTTCAAATTTGCACGATGTAAACTGATATATCTCCCCCCCATCTCCGGAAGTATTATCAATAAAAATTCCACCCGAGTCGTTACCGTCACAGGATACGTTTAAAAAATGTGATATTTGACTTATTCCCGACGACGGTTTATAACTTATTCCGTATCTTCCATTGTCCATAAAAAAACAGTTCTGGACAAAGAACGGTAAAGCCAGTTTATCTATTCTTATTCCGTCAGTTTTAAAATTATAACACAAAATATTTCTAATGTAAGTCTCATTTGATAATCTCAGGAACACTGTTGTGTCTGCCCATTCCTGGGTCCGTATACCGCAACCATAGACGGTGTTTTGCTCCTTGTTTCCATCAAGAGTCATCTTTTCTATAATGGCTCCATTTATCCACGGGGATGTGGCGTAGACGTTGGTATGAAAAATTATCATGTCATCATTTGTTCCAGCTATCATTTTGAGCCAAGTTTGTTGCTGGCTTGTTCCTGAAAGTACGACATTAGGCATCATGTGTATCTGGCTTACCATGTATGTGCCTGTCAATAACTTAACTTCTGCATAAACGTCATAATCTGAAGTTGTGGGATTATACGGAAACCACGCCACCGAATTTATAGCACTCTGAATTGCATGGGTATGATCTGTATTGGCTGCGCTTGCATACCCTCCGGTCCACCAGCAGGGGTATACGGTGGATACGCTCGTCCTACCAAAACAAAAAACACCATCTCCAAAAACCGTTACCAGGGGAGCTACGAATTTTGCCAATATTTTTACCGTGTCGGTCGGCGTTGTGCAGTTGAACGACCCTCCGTTCATGCAGACTGTAAAGTGCTTCGGGATGGTCGTGGGTGCCGATATGGTTATGGTGGTATCTATCGATACCCGGTGCTGGTGAAGCGTGTCAGCTGCGAGCGAGGATATCAGCGATGTCAGCTCGGAATGTGTTGAGATATGATACATTCCGTCAATCTTTAGTTTTGCCTGAGCTGTGGCGCTTCCAGAAATATCTAACGTGCCTTGTATGTCGGTGCTATCTCCTATTATTATTGATGCAAGCTTGTTGCCGCTTCCATAAAGATACAAGTGGGAGCTGTCTGATCCGATAAACGACCCCCCCGCAGGACGAGGTTTTATAGAAACTCTGTTCGCGCTACCCAAGCCACCCCAAATAAAAAAGCTGCCCACGGCCGTAAAGAAATCAAACGAGCCCTCCTCACCAGTGCCAAACCACCAATCACCATTCAAGGTGTGCTCGTTACCAGTCATAACTGACCACGCTCCGCGCGAAGCGTCGGCCCCTTGCCCGGAAGGTGATATTGTCAACAATTTATCGTCGAACCCGTCCGAAGTGTTTATGTAAATGTCTTGGATGGATGAGGAATCGAATAGCAAATATCGAGGAATGGAAAAATACCCGAATGTGGTATCGTATGTCATTAGGGTTGATTTCCAGTGAGTTGCGTCTTTTCCGACTGCTACATGGAGGGGTTCGACGTTGTGGGCAGGAACCAAACTCGAAACCGTCCTGCTTCCTACCACCCCATTTCCTGCAACCGTCAATATCGAATCAGAACCGGAAGAGTCGGCAGAATAAACGAAAACGTCACCGCGAAAATGGGAGACGCCTCCGACATTCAATTTATTGCGAAGGAACAAATTTGATGATGACAACGTAAATATATCACCAGTGGATTGATCTGTGCATGCGTACAGCGTGCCATTATAATATGTCCCTCCGTTAACACTTAACGTCGCGGAATTCCACAAAAGAGAAAACACGGATAGTCCCGCCTGTTTCATAAATACTCCGGCAACGGTTGCCCCGCCAGCCGATACCCCTACATATACGTTCCCATCGTCATCAACCCATGAGTTTTGATGATAACGGTCAGAGTCTTCGTACAACGAAAATGCAGATGCTCCAGGAATCAACCTATACACTCCACCACCGAAAGCAAAAGCGTATACCGTATCTTTATGCGATGCTAAACGTGGATTTAAACCAAACGAAGTACCTACTGCGGCAAATGATCCTGTCATATTTGTTTTTTTGTAAACTACATTCTGAGCTGTAAAATACATATCGTTAGCCGAAGAAACAGTTATATAAGAACCGTATGAACTTGATCCAACGCTTAAAGAATCGTAGGGAATAAAATCACTGCCGTTAAACTCGTAAATCCTGGTCCACCCCGCTATATTTGTAATAACAGATGAGAAAATTCTGTTTGTTGATCTCTGAACGCAGATAGATGTATACGATCTGGCCGTAACCCCAATATTTGCAAAAGCCCCCGTTCCTCCAGTTTGACGATAAACTCTTCCATATGTGGATGCAACTGCGTAAATGTTTCCAAGCGTGTCGGTTGCCATAGCCGAATAGTAGTCATCGGTTGCTCCAAACGCCGTAAATGTGGTGTCGGTTGATGGAATGTCAACGTATCCGCCATAACCACCGCGCACCATCATCGGAGATTTAGAATAGCTCTTCGATGTACCTGATTGTGTCGAGTACGGGACGAAGGGGGTGTCGCAGAAAATACGGGTAGAATCTACCGCCCCGACAGCGGCACGGGCTTGAATACGGGTAAGCGTTCGCCAGGTTGAATCGGATGCGCGGCGAGCAATCAATGCCGTATCGGCAGAAGATCCGGTTTGAGTTATTCCACGGTGGGAATATTTTGAAACGCGGGTAGAATCGCTCTTAATAAATTTACCGTTGGCGTCGGTTCCGATGCCGGGTGAATTTCGAAGAGAGTCAACCCTCATCGAGTCGCGCGCCCGGATGCTGCCGCCGGGGGGGTTGATCGACCACTGAGAAAAAACTGAGGACGACAGTGCGGCTATTAAAAAAAACGACCTCATGTTAACACCTCTTCACTGAGTGGTAGCCTGCGGTTGTGCCGACCGTCCGACCACAGCATGTATTTATAATCGTAATCGTTGGTCAAATAGTACTCCTTCACAGTACCCGCCTCCGGAAGGTTCACCGCGGCCGCTTCGTGGTCGGCATAAATCGGAACCACCCCGCCAGCTCCGCCGGCATCAAGGTATATTCCGCCGTCCCTTGTATCAAGAGCGAGGTTGTTTCCAATATTCAATATAGTATAAGTCCGGCCATTTCGAGAATCTTTAATCAAAAGCGTATTCTCGTCGGCAATATCTTCTATGGCCGCTCGAATGGCTAGTTCCTGGGTTACGATAGTTTCGGCCATTACGTGCCCTGCTGAGTGTTCACGTTAAGTAGTCCGAGAACGTTTGCCTGGATAGAGTTTTGCCACTTCGTCGCATTCAAAACAATTTTATCATGGTCCCTGATGGTGTAATCGTTGTCCCCGGTAACCGGGTCGTCGACGGTGTAAACGAGAACGCCGCCTTGCTCTTGTTCGTCTCCCCACGCAACGATAGAGGCAGAATCAACCGTGAACGGCGTTGCCCGCGCCGTCGAAATATTCGACAGACTCGGAAATGTCAAATTGATTATGGCGTTCTGAACGTTTTCTTCGGGGTTTGTGTTTTTCGGAACTGCCGCGAGCGCTTTTACAATGTTAGATCCGAACAAATCAAACAGAAGTTCAGAGCATTGTTTCCATTGTACCGAAACCTGCCCGATCTCAATTTCAGAAAGCCCCATGGAAACTATTTTAAAGTAGTCGTCAATGCCGTACTCGGAATGGGTTATCCGCCAGATGTCATTTACATAGGCCGAAATCAGCCCGATTTTACAAATTGAAGAAATCGTAGTTATCGGAAAAGATTCTCGCTTCGCTATTTCGAGAATTCTGGTTGTCACGATCTCGGGGAACACGAACCCCTGCAGGTCGTAGTCCGCGCTCCGGATGGTGCCAGTCGCCGCGATGTTCGACTCGTCCCTGTAAAATGCCTCAAGGCTGGTGAACGAATCGGCGAACGAAGTAAATTTTGCGCGAAACTCGTTTGTCGTGTTGTCGATTGTTTGATACGATGGAGTAAACGACGGAAAATCGTCGCGGGAAAGGCGCGGCACCCCGTTTTCATCTTTTACAACATTGCCGGGAAGCGCGATTCCACCCATGCGCCCTTGCGTGTACAAGCGCGCCGGGTCGTTTGTGGTGAGATAATATTTTCCCTCGCTGTCGAGTGTCAATATGCAATCGGTCCACTCCTGTATTTTCTTTATCATTTCACGCGCCGACGACTGCTGCTGAAAGGAGCAGTTCACCCCGTAAGGCTTCTGGGGATTGTTATAATAATATTCGAGTACCCGCCAAAAAGAAGCTACGTTTACGTGCTGATTTGGGGTCAAGTTTAGATCAATTACACCGGTGGTCGTGTTAATATCAATGGTGGAATCGAGCCCGAGACCGTAAAACCTATTTGTAAGAAGGTCGAAAATTACGGACGCCGGGTTGTTGCCGGCGGGCCTTTCCTGGGTAAGTGCAATTGTAGCGTAATAAGCAATATTGGAGGCGCCGTCCTCACCGTAAATTAGATCGTCCCCGCCAACAACATTTGTTATTCTTATGTGCCCGTAATCCGGATCTGGAAGAGATCCGATCCCGTTAAAATAGTACGGCACCCCGGCTTCGAACTCATGAAGGTCCTCGCTTCCTGGTATTTTGTACTTAAAAAGCTGGAGGGGCGGCGGGGGGGTTACAAAATAAAATGGGGTTCCAGTAGCTATATTTACAAACGTTCCATTCGATGGGGTTAACAGAATGGTTCTATCCTCATATTGCCAGCCGCCCGGAACAAACAGCCCCCCGTCAAACCTTACAACGGTTGACATAAAATCACTCACAACCGGCCGGTCAAACGGAATGTCGTCGCCGTGTACAGACAGGCCGGTGTTTAGCTTTCTCGACACGTTGTACCGTATTTTTTCAACCGTCTTTTTCTCGCTACTCGTCCATGGGATGGGGTGGCTTTGGTTAAAATAGTAGTGGGAAACCCCGTGAAGCGGAGAAAGAAACTGCTGTGCCACCCTCGTTTCGGACGCGGCACTTTTTTGGTAAATTACCGGCGTGCTATTGTCGAACGCGCCCGGATCTGACGATCCCGAATTAAAGTTGGACGGCAACCAATTAAGGCCCCCCGGCAGGAATCGAAGGCTTGATCCGACAATTATATCGTACAATGTTATTTCGCCGAAGCAAATCGCCTGCCACAACGAAGCGTCCCCGCTGCTGTTATACGATGTCAGCAGCTTGGAAATATCATCAATCGTCGTTCCTTCGACAATCGCATTTCCGTACACTACCGGAATCGGCTTCACTTCGCTGTAAAAACGAAGACCAGGAGGAGACGCAACCCCAAGGGTGGGATTTATCGATGTTCCGCTTACGAGTGGTGAGTACATTGGTACCTGCTTATGTGTCCACCGAAAATACCGTCGGGTCGCTCGCCGGAAAATACGGAAAGCCGATAAAGTTCAATAGGTTGTCGAAAACGTTTTTGCAAAACGCCGGAGTCTTGTCGCATCCGGGCAACAGCGACACGGTGACGGGGTTTGAATACGCCACCGAAAACGGGTAGTGAAAAAAAATGGTTCTTTCCCCGATTTCGGTGAGCCGCACCCGATAGTCAACATCGGACTCGCCCAGGTTGCGCGGGAGATTGTACGCCACGCCCCAGGCATCGAGATCGGCGCCGGTTATTTCCGACAGGTCGCCGGATGGGTTACACGATGAAATGGCTCGCATTTCTCCGCCGACAGTTATACGCCCGTAGGTCCAGAAATTTTTTATCGCGTTGCCGTCGGCGTCAAGGCTTCCACCATGCGGAATTGTTATCCCGTTTACCGTGTCGATGCGGGCGGTCATTGTAAAAATCACGGCTTTTCCGTATCCGTTTACCCTGATGCTTCCGGACGACGATGCCACAAACCCCGACTGAACAAGTGTGCAGAAATCATCGAAGAGCGTGTTGTTGCAGGCGCTCTGAAAAAAGACGTGCGGGAGATCCTTGCCGAGATAAAACATAAGGTTTTCGCAAGTGGCCTCTGCTTCGCCAAGTGATTTTTTCACCGAAAGAACCGGCCCGTTAAAAATGACCCTATGCGACTTGTCAACAAGAAACATTTTGACGATTGAAAGCCACATGGTTCCGCCCTGAATAAGGCTCCCGGCAAAGGTGTTGAGTTGTGGGGCGGTAATCGTAACCGGATTCGAAGAAAGCTCGCTGTCGAGACTAATTTCCGATCGTTTGATCGGGATGTGAGTGTAATAGTTGCCGTCCCACGACTCTGCGGCGGTAAGGTCGCGATCAAAAGATGTGTACCGGATCGAAGCCGCGTTTGAAAACGTAAATACGTAAAGCTCTGCTGATTCAGGCTGCTCACGAGAAAAAACGTTTCCTATGAAGCTCACGACAACCGTTCTTTCGGCAACTCTATGAAACTAAGTTCACATTCCGATATTTCGGGAGTGATATGGTTTAAAATAATTTCATCCTGATCGAATCGGCAGTAAATAAGACGACCGAACAGCCTAATACTGGAGATCGACAGGGCGACCCCGAGCGGTGAGGCAACAGTCATCACGCCAGCGGCAACCGAAACAATGCGGGAGTGGCGGATTGTACCTGCAGAATCGACAATAACCATCCTTTCGTGTGGACGCAGCCACATCGTAAAAGTTTCGGAAATAACAATTTCCGTGTCGTTGGCGCCAATAGGCTCCACTGCGTGGAAGTAGTTTTTCGGGACAACCGCCCAAAATGCCCGCTGCCGCCCCTTGTGCAAGCTGAAGAACGACAGAATGGAGCTTTCAACAGTTTTTGTCAGATTGACGAACGACGAAGTAAACTTTATTTGAATATCATCGGTAATATTGCGCAGCACCACGCCAGTTCCGGGGTATTGTATCGGCGACCGGTACGGTTCGATTCCCTGACCTGGCGGGGACGTCCAATCCTCGCCAATGTTAAAAATATCGAGCGCCATTAAAAGTATTCCTCGAAGGTTATTTCGGTGTCGGCCAGTGCCGTCGTTGCGATGTTGTCAAAAAAATTGTTGATGTACGCCCGCATGCACGGAAAACAAACAGTTCTACCAATATAAAAATCAAGAATGACCGGTCCGCTGATAACAAACCCCGTGTTCCCGCTGATCGATTCCAGGGTGTGCAGCTCGAAAATATTCGGATTTGAAGTATCGATCAGCACCACCCGGTTGCATAGATTTACAAAATTAAACTTTTGCAGAAGTCCGGAAGCGGCAACTATTGATGTTGCCCCGGCAAGCGATTCGCCAAAATTTCCTATTGGATAAATTGGTTCGACAAAAATCGGCGCCATGAAAAAATCGGCGTGCATCCGGCGCATAAAATTCTCAATGGCCGGCATGTCGCCCGGAGAAAACACCGAGCACGACATCGAGCGTTTCATAGTTGAATAGAGCGGGATGCGGGACTGTTCGGCGCCGGGCTCGCTGGAATTGATCACCGTGTCAAATCGGTAGCTGATGGATACCGAATTCTGCCAATCGGGTTGCCACGGGAAAACGTCTGACGCGCCCACTATACCCCCAGCGCCTGGCGAACGGCTGTTTTGTTTTTTCCGAGAAAATTGATGTAGCTACTTTTTCCCTCGCTCGACGCCATGTGTCGGTCGATCATGCGCGGATCCTGAATATTGGTAATACGAACCGTTGACCCGCCTGCAACCGCCCTTCCTCCCGCCCCGGCCGCCGCCGCTGGTGCCCCGCCAGCGTATGAGCGGATGACCGACGGGGGAATGAGGCCGCGGTTGATTGCGTCCATTCCTGCGGTTCCGTAAAGTTGCACCGCAGACCGCCGGTGCATGAATTCGCCACCCTCCGCATTGATGGTGACTCCACCCGCAGCGTGCGACGGTCCATCGATCGGGCCGCCGACCTCCATTTTTGGGGGCTCGGTTGCGGCTATTTTTGCGATCTGAATACCCCCGGCAATACCGACAAGTATCCCCGTGGCGATTCCGTATACACCGCCCTGCGCGATCGCTTTAGTTACACCCTCGAAAGTGTTGATGGTCGCCGATGCAATCGCGGCAACCTTACTGAGATTAAAAAGGGCGATCGATTTTTCGCCGGTCATCTGGTAAAGATCGTTTGCGATCGACACCAGGGCGGCCGCGGATGTTCGCGCAAGTTCAAGCTCACTCGCTTTTAGCGATTTGACGAACTCGTGTGTTTTTTGCGCGTTCTCACGCTCATGCGCTGCGGTCAAATCGTCCTGCTCGCGTTTCGACGCCCCGAGCTTCTTAAAATCGGCGAGTTCTTTCGCCTGCGCCTTTTTGCGCTGTGACTCTTCAATTTTAAATTGCTTTTCAAGGCCGCTTGATTTTGGAGATCCGCGCCCTTCGGCATCCCCTAAAATGGTGCCCTTTATTGTCTCACTGTGTTCTTCGGCGTCCTTTTCCTTTTTAATTGCGGCAGCATATTTTTCAGAAAGGGCGATCTGCTTCTGTTTGAATTCTGCATCAATTTTTGCTATGGCGTTTCGGGCCTTCTGCGCCTCCGCCGAAGTTCCGTATATTTTTATTATTTTATTTTGGGCGGCCACCTCGTCATTATAAAGACCTTTTATTGCGGCCGACTCGTCTTTGTACCATTCATCGATAGATACTCGACCTTGGCGCAAAAGGCTGTCTATTTCCGCCATGTTTGCCGACAGTTGGGCTTTGCCAACGTCAAGAAGATCAAGAATGGCGTCGCGCTGTTTGTCCGACGCACTCCCCCCACCTCCAGATATTGGCGCGGTGCCAAGTTTACTCGGGGCGGGTTTTCCTGGGGCTGGCCCGCCTTTGCCGAACAGCGCATCCCCGGCGCCAATCTCTTTGTTCAGTAGGGCTATTTGTTTTCGGGCCTCTTCAATGGTGTATGTTAAGTATGTTCCACTTTTGGAAATGGTCACAAAGCTGTCGGAACCACTTTCCTCGGCGTCCTTCATTGCCCCTTGCAGGGTGATAAGGTTTTGCTGCAATTCGATTACGACGCCGCGCTTCACCTGGTCTGCCTCGCGCCTTCTCGTTTCCCCGAAAAGTTCATCCATGAACGCCTTTACAACGGGAATGCCCTCATCTTTCATCCACGTTGCAACGGTCTGAATTGTCGGAAGGAATTCAGACGCAAGCTCCTTTTTCAAGTCGGCGATTTGATTTTGAAGAATTACGACCGGCCCAAGCCCGGCTTTTCCCATCTCTTCCGCCATGCCATTTATTTTACCTTTTCCGGCGTCAACTATGGCGTTGTAAATTTCGAGCTGGCTTCCATTTTTTTCAATCTCAATACCGAACGGCTGAAGCCCGCGGGTAGTTCCGAATTGAATCGCTCGCCCAAATGCCTCGGCAGTTTCCGCCGCACTTCGACCCTTAAACGCTGCGAAGTCCTGAATTACCGGAAGTAATTTTTCTATTTCTTCCCTGTTGAGCTTATGAATTGCAAGGGAGTTGGCGGCCGCAAGGGTGTCGTCGTCCTCAAATCTAGTAAGTTCTTGCTGCCGGTCGGCATACTCTTTTATCGCGTCGGCCCCGTCGCCAAGGGTTGCGCGCAACTGAACCATTGCAACAACCTGTTCGTCAACACCGGCAACCCCTTCTTTTATAACACCGACGAGTTCGCCAAAAACCTTTTTTATTGCGTCAACTGAAAATTGACCAGCAATAAAACCCTTGGCCGTCTCCTGCCACGACTTGCCAAGTTTCTCGGTTTTATCCTCACCCTTTCCGATAATGGCTTCAAACTCACCCATCTTCGCGGAAAAGTCAGAGAGAGACGCCTTTACCTGTATTAATAGGGTTGCTTCGTCGTCGCTTGACATTTTATTCTTTCAACCAGCGGTTAAATTCTTCGGCGGTTGCGTTCATTCCGTGTCGGCACCCGATCCCGACTTCCTTGCCAAAAGACTTCATTTCCTCGTTTCGGTTTTCGGCAGCCGCCCGGCAAAGTGCGCGTATTTTTCTGAGGCTGTATTTTTCCATGATGTCAACCTCTTTGAACCCTCTCGAAACAAGAAAATCAACCGCCCTGATCAGACTACGGTTCGAGCCGTCAACGACATCGCCAGGGCTAACCAGTTTTTTAGGTAACCAATGTTTTGCATGACGATTTTTAAAAGTAGTGTCATCATTGATTCGGGATCGATTTCTGATATTTCTTTATCATCAACGTGAAGGGTGATCTTAAATATTTCACGGAGGTGCGGCATGATGACAAAATAAAGCTGTTCGAAATTAAGCAGCTCGATTTTAGTTGACGGTGTTCCGCCCACTTCCGTTTTTACTACGTGATAAAAATCGGTAAGAGATATTTTCCGACGCTTTAAGTCTGAATAAATTTTCTCAAAAACAGGAGTGAGCGCCTCAATTTCGTCGAAACCCCATGGTTTTACCGACAAGTCGGCGACAGGCTCGGGGCGGTCCTTGAGTACCTCAACGTCGGGCGCATCAGGGAAGTCTTTCTCAAGTACTTCCTTTGTAAATTCACTTTCTTTTTTCATTTTGACCTCTCTTTTATGCGGAGCCCCAGGGGAGGGAGGTCACACCGCCCCTGAAACGTCCGCTCGTCGCTTCCGCCAGAAAGGTAACGGTTACGACGGATACGCTGTTGCGGCGACGATTTCGGTGATTTCTCCGAACGGAAAATCCGGATGCAAGCCGTTGTCGTCGTCAATGTAAACTTTTCCGGTAAAGCTCAGTCCCGCATAGTTCGCCGGATCGAGCATTTTAATTGCCGAATCGGGATTGAGCTGGACTTTCCACAGCTTCACTTGGTGCCGCGGCCCGACCGCCGACATTCCGATGTACCGCAAAAACCCGGTAACCGGCTCTGTGCCCTGGGTGAATTTCGGAGTGACCACGGCGCCGCACTTGAAGGTCACCGTTACGCCAGACTGCGCATCGGTTATAGAAAGATCGTTTCCGCTGCGAATCATAAGGCGACCCGTTTCGAGATCCACGCGGTAGTTGTCCGACGCCGTTGTATCGTCGATCGCGTGGTTACCGCTCCCGCGGTAATCGAAATCGATCCACTTTTTATCATGCGATACCCGAGATCGACCCACCGATCAAGGCGGGGGGTGTACGAAACGTCGGGGTGGGTAACGCCGGCCTGAGTTATTACCGCCAACCCGTTCGTCGATTTCTGACCGTCGGGGTCGCCAAGAAAAAACAGCGCCATGTTTTCGCGGCTGCGCTCCTCGGGGGTAATTTTGACCTCGTACTCCATCTGGGAGATGTACGCGGCGTCAAGCACGTTGAACGGCCCGCGCGAAGTGAGATGGTCCTTGAATTGAAACTTCGGGGTAAGGTCGAACGCGAGACAGTTCCCGAGATCGCACTCCCCGGCGTGGTTTCCGGACGGCCCGAACCACCCGAAAGAGATACGGCCGCGCGGCATGGATAGATTTTTTGGACTCGGCGAAAGTACAGCGGCCATGTGCGGCCTCCTTTATTAAATAGGGTTCACCAAAAACGGATTTCCGTAAACTGTTCGATATGTAATATTGAATTGCAGCAAGACAACGCCCTTGCCGGTTTCATAAAAAAGCACGTCGGAAGAAAAGCCCGGATTCTCTTCGATTTCGACAAGGCCCGGCGCTTCCCTGATAAGTGTTCCAATAGGAATTAGTGCCCGGACAATTTTCGCCCCGTAGTCGATCATTTTCGGGTAAAGTATGTCGTTGTCGTCAGCGTCGGCCCACACGGAAATTTCCGCCATGAACTTGGCTTCCCGGTACTCATTCAACTTTGTCGATCGTTCGCTATCCGTCAATATTAAAACGTGCGGCTTCGGCTCCGACTCCTGAATGGTGCGGGATGGGTTGAGAAAGATCGACGCCGCGGATGCCCCTGTATGCATAAAGTCGGATATTGTCGCAACAGAAGCAACCAGCGCGTTGTCAATTCCAGTTCGAACCGCTGCCATTATTGCCCCCTGTACGACTTTACAAATTCAAGATTATTATTCAAATTGTGCGACATCGTCCACCCGAGTTCCTGGACCGACCATCGGCCGGGAAGGTTTCTCGCTCCGCTTGGCCGTTCAGGTATAATATAATAGTTACCTGTTTTTTTCGCTGTTGCAAAAGCGTGTTTTTCGAGCTTCTTTCCGTTGAACCCCCCGCAAAAAGATTTCATAAACGCGGTGTCTGCAAAAAAGATATCCGTCGAAAGCTCGTCCGGACAGTCCCATCCTGACCCGGCGTAGTGGGCATCGGCACCTTCGGCAGCGTCAATAATACCAATCAACTTTTTTTCGTCGACCAGCCAACTGTCGACACTCAACTTTAACCACCATTTTGCGGCGTGTGGAAGCAATAGGCCAAACCCGCCGGTGATAAGTTCATGCTCCCCGAGCTGAATACCCTTGTTTGCAACTCGAAAGTCGCTTGCTTGGTCCTTGTTTTCGCCGTTATAACAAAAAGCAATCCGCGGAACGATCGTTTTGTACGATTTCAGAATGGCATGCAGGTGCGGCCAGTACGCTTCACGGTTGAAGCATGTTACAATCACATTGAGAATCACGCCTTCATTCCAATCGCATAGCAGTCATCGCCAATAATTTTAGATTCGGCCATCTTTACGCCAGATTCGTCAAAAAGACACTGCATGCCGTCGGGAAGAAACCGCCAGCAGTCAATCGGATACCGATGTACACTCCACCGAAACGGGGCTATGAGTATGATTGGTGACCCCACTTTTAAAACGCGCACCATTTCCCCGACAAGTAAAAAAGGATTTCTGCAATGTTCGATGGTTTGTCCGGAAATTACAAGATCGACAGAGTCAGAATCGATGACAATACTGTACGGCTGCATAACAATATCGACGTTCTTTCCCGCCGACAGGTCCACCCCGCGGTACCTCCACTTCGAACCGAATAGCGCCCGATACGTTCCGTTTACGTCTTGACTCCCGAAGTCAACAACATCGCCCGACCCCCAGGCAACAAACCGATTCAACAGCGACTCCATTATTTTGTACGATGCCGGATGCACTATTTTTCACTCACTTTTAATAGTGCGGCCACGTCCGCCCCCATGATTAAGCCAATGTTTTCCTTGATTTTTTCGTCCGACCAATCCCACCATTTTACGCGGAGTAATATTTCTACATCGTTTTTTGAAAACCGGGACCGGGTAACCTTTGCCGGGTTCCCGACAACCACCGAATATGGAGGAACGTCTTTTGTGACAACAGTACGAGCCCCGATCACGGAGCCGTCGCCAATAGTTACGCCGGACATCGCAAGGACACCGGCGCCTATCCATACATCGTTTCCTACAATGATGTCCCCACGGGTTCTGTTGTGCTTTTCACCGACACCCCACCTCCACGGGAACGGGAACGAGGAAATACAGTCAGTTCGATGCTCACCTCCAAGGCAAAATGTTGCCCCTTCTGCGATCGAGCAAAACGCGCCTATTGAGAGATCGGCGTCGCCGACAAACATTGTTTTCGGTATCCCGTATGTATGCCGACCAATAGTAATCATTTCAACCCCAGATCGTTGCGTAATTTTTGAAGGTCTTTTCCGACGCCCGCTGACGCAAACCCAAGTAAGTCCTCGACGGCTATTTTTACGGGGATGTTGACGCTTGTTTTCATGATAAACAGCGGAACGACGCCTGTTTTCGCCTCGCCCTTCCTCGCCCCCTTGACGTAAAGCTGCCGACCGAAAAGGATTAGGTTTCCGTTTTTGCTTCGCGCAAAAAAAGTGCTTCCCCACACCGCAGCGTCTCGCGGCCTCCCGCGCGGAACCCCGTGGTTCCCGAGCGCCGCCGGAAGAGGTATGGCAAGAAATCTGCCCGATTTTGGGGTTACAGTCGTGACATGGCCGCGCTTACCGATCAATGTTTTTCCGTAAACCTTCCCCATCTCGATACCGCCGACAAAGTCGTCCCCGTTTTCTACAACCGGTCGCGGCTTAATGGAATTCGAAAGGTGCCCCGACCGACGCATGAGCAGGTTGTCGTGGTGCCCGCCATCGAACGCAATAAACCGGTTGGTCCGGACGTCACGCTGCAGGTCGACCATGCTGCCGGCCACAAGGGAGCGCAGTCGCCCCTTGATGTACTTCACCATGTTTTTTCCGTACCGCTTTAACGGCTCGGCGTCCACCATGATGTCGTTTTCTTCAGCCATGGTTCCCTCAGTACGGCAAAAGCGGATCTGCGATCACCACCGGATCTGGGATCCCCTGGTAAAGATCGGTTATCAGCATTGTATTTCTTGGGTTCGCCGCCTCCGTTGCGACCGGAGTTTTCAGCGGGTCAATCGCAAGTTTTTTATCGAGATCGCGCAGGTAATCGCCGTATGTTCCGACGACATCCTCGACCACCGAACTTTCGACGGCCACCCGCCGGGAATACCGAAAAATCGTTCGATCCGGGGCGAGGACCGAACGATCCTTGATGTGCAGAGCACTTTGAGTTACGCGCGAAAGTCCGCTCATAATTATGGATTTGTCGTTTTATAAAAAATCAATCTGGCAAGCGTCGCCGTTGTCCCACTCTGCCGGATCTTGTCAAAAAGAGCGCCGCGTATTTCGCCGTTTCTCACCGGCAAAAGAGTGTAGTCATTTACCGGATCGCCGACAAGATGAACGTTGATAACACCATACTTTTCGAGGTCGGCAACGGTGGCGGTATCTTCCCACCCCTTGAACCACACGCCGCCGGGCACCGTGTAAACGCCGTTCGTGTACGAAATGTTCGCCCCGAGCGTTTTCGCCGCGGGCTGAACGACGTTCGAAATCAAGTTCATCTGCGCAATTGCGACAACTGAAAAAAGCATCAAAAGTATTCCGATTTTATTCCGCACGCATTCCTCCTTTATACAGTTTCGAAAAGAGTGATTTTCCGATACGATTCGAGCACTTCGAAAACCTTCGGCAACCACCCTTCCCTGAGATCGTTTTTATTGATAGATCCGTCCTTAAATGTTACCGAAGTTAATCCTGGCGTTTCCCGCTGCTTGTGCTCATAGGTCACCTGTATCAAGCACGCCTCAACAAGGTCTGCGGGCGGGGTGGCATTGGTCACCCACGATGGACTGTTAAGGCGCCGCTGCATCCGCGCGGTGACCGCTTGCGCACGAACAGTAAGCCCGGCATCGAATTCGGTCGTTCGCAGATTGCAATACGATGCGCTTTTGAGCGTTGCGTGATCTGTCGCGTCACCAGATATCAGTGTCCAATCAGTTGCCGACATCGAGCATCCTCCTCACGTTGCACACGACCTCACCGACTGAAATGTCTGCCATGCACGAAAAATTGATGCACTCTTTGTACCGCTCCGACCGAAAGCACGGTTGACACTTTAATCCCAAGTGGAGCACCCTTGACGTTCCCCCGATCGGCTCATTTTTCTTCAGAGCGGCCCCGCCCCACAAAACGAGCATATTCTTTTTAAGCGCGTCCCCGGCATGCATGAGCCCGGTATCGGTGGTAACTATCAAGGAGCACTGATCAATTATTTTGCAGGTTTCAGTGAACGATAGTTTTCCGACAAAATCGTAATCATAAACACCAACATCGGAAAGCTCGGTATTGTATCCTATCTTTGCGATTGCAATTTTATTGCCGTAATAATTTTTAAGTTCAACCGCAAGCGAAGGAAAATTGTTCCATTTTTTCGCCACCGATGTATCGCCAAACGACCCGTTGCATAAGCAAACAAGTTTTTTATCTTCGAGCTGTAGCGCCGGAGAGTTGGCGCATGCCACCGCCTGATCGGGCTTCGGCCCCGAATAGCCGTAATGATCCCGGACTGCGCTAAAATAATAATCAGTTTCATGAGTGATAGAATGATCCCACGCGGCCTTGTGGTAAGGCTTTCTCTTCTCAAAAAAATCGCGCGCCGCCCCGTGGGTTGACCACTCCGCATAATACCACACAGAGTACGGCTTCGGCATTTTAAGGGAGGCGTCCGAAAAATCCATCACATAGACGTCCTCAACGAAGGGCAGCTTTCTCCACAGGTCAAGAATTCCGTCTTTGCGCGAATCCGTCCAATCGACATCTGTACAGATATCAACTTTGCCGGATGGGTCCATTGACGCCAACGCCCGGAGCGCCGGAGTCATCATAATAAAATTGCCAATACCTGTACGGAAGTGTGCAAGTGTTTTTGTGTTCACCTTATAACCCCGTCGATTGCCGCCCAAAATTCATATGGGGCTTTTTTAAGAATTGGACGCAAAACCGCGTCGTTGCGCCAATCGAAATCCCAGCTTGTATGGAATGCGTTTTCGTTAGTGATGACCTTGCACCCGGACATTATCGCTTCAAATAGAATGCGCTCACCGGCGCATTTTTCGAGTGGGCAATGAAAAACTGTTTCGTACATCGGGTAATACTCACACATTTTCGTGTAATTTATTTTTCCGAGACTAAAAACATTCTTTCCAGCCAGCACCACGTCGGACGCAATAAAAAACTTAAGGTGGCTGTTGCTTTTCAAATAATCAAGAACGTTGTCGCGGCATTTCCCATAGGATGGAACAAAGACCGTTCCCGGCGTGTGCGGGCCGTCCATTTTCCAGTCGTCAACACAGAAAGAAAGAGGCAGGAAAATTGACCTCCCCTTTATTTCTTCACCGCAAAGATCAATATAGTGTTGGGCGTGCTTCGGAGAAATAAAAACATTGAGCCTTGATCGCCTGTAAATTTCTTTTTCGACCTCGAAGCAATCATGGTCATACTTAACAAACGGCTTGCCGCTTTTAAACAGCCAGTCAAGCAGGGCGGCTTTCGCATCGCCAACATAATGAAGGTTGTTTACAATTACAAGGTCGGCCGATTTAAGCAGCTCGAACCCTGAATTATCTCCGCCGACTTTCCACCCCACTATGTCAAACCCAAGGCGCTGCCCGATCTGGATGACGTTGAAACTTGAGATTTCCGCCCCGCCATTTTTTTCATAATTCTGGCACCACGCAATACGTGTAAGGCGGCGCTTCGCCCACGAATCCCGATACAAATAATTTGTTTCAACAATTTCTCGGTCAAGCTTTAGATCGGGGTCAACAATTTTTACGTGCCCGCTCGCGTGAAGGCTTCGAGCGTCGTTATATGGCAAATGCATAAAATCGCCATGCCTTTGCTTGAGCGATTTGTCAATGCACTCACATTTGTAAAAACTTTTCACTATGACCTCTGCAAGATAAAACAGCAGGCGGCCGAAGCCGCCACGCTGTTAGTTTGTCAATCAGAAAACTACGACTTCGCACCCTCCAGCATCTTGAACGCAAACGACGTTCCGGGCATGCCGTCCATACGGGAGATAAACCGGACATACGTTTCATTTTCTTTGAAGCCGGGCGCATCAGAAATGTCAATGCGCATATCCGCCCGCATCCCGAGCATGTACATAGAAAGGTCGCCGATGATGATGTCGCCACGTTTTCCCATCTCCGGGCAGTTACGGGTAACATGGTATGGCAGGCCACAGATTTCCGACACGCGGGTCGGGACGCCGTTGACGTTCCCCCATGATTCGAACCAGATCGGGCGATTCTGGTCGTCAACCTGGGAGCGCACCGTCGAGAGGGTCGCTTTGCGGGTGATCATGTACGCATTGGTGAAAATTTCGTTGAGTTTTCCGTCGAGCTTGACGATGTCCTGCCATTTCACCGTCCCGTTCGTGGTACGCGCGAGGGCATTGGTGATGATCGTATGGTCGGTGATGATCCCAGTCGGCTCCGTGGTGCCGTTGCCCTTGATCACGACGCGCTCCATTTCGTACTGGAACTTCCGCACGAGCAGGCCGGTGATGTAGTTCAGGATGTTCATCGGCGAATCCTGGATGAGCTCATCGGTGAGGATGGTCATCGCAGTAACCTTTTTCGCGGTGAACAGATTTTTGTCGGTCGTCGGCTTTGTGCCAATCATGCCATTGCCTTCACCGGAAGTTGCGGCGCCGGACCATGTCATTGTCACTCCGCCGAAATAATCGTCGTCGGATTGCGACCACTTGGGGAAGGACACCTGATTTTCGGTCATCGGGAAGCGCCAGAGCTTCGACAGAATCGGGGACGCAGCAACCGCGGCCTCGATGACGATCGCGGGGAACTCGATCGGGATAGCGTACCCGACATTACTTTCGCCCATGCCGGTCGCCGCTTTGGTGTAAAGCACTTCCACCTGTTTGTTGCACAGGTCAACCAGCGTTTTGAAGTCGAAGTTGCGACCCTTGCACCGGATCGATTCGGCAAACATTTTCATTGCCGGAGAGAGGGCGCGGAAAAATCCTCCCTGGCTGCAAAACCGTTCGGCCACTTTCTGCGCCGACATCGCCGACAGGTCTTTCAATCCGCCGACACCTGCCATGTTGTACGACGTTCCGAAACAGTTCGTCCCTTCCGAACCGTTGGCGAGATCGCCTTCGCGGGTCGGATAGATTTTTTTGATTTCGGCGGCAAGGGTATCCGTTTTGAACTTTTCGAGCTGTTCGGAAACGGCCTTGCTGGTTACTTCGGTAATGTGATCACCGATGTACTTTTTCAGATCGCCAAGGCTTTTCACTTCGGTTTCGGCTGTTTGAGGCGCCATAATAAGAGACTCCTTTAAAAGTGGTGTCGAAAATTGTTAATCGATTTTTCCTTGCGCTTTCCGGATTTCCTTTGTCACTGTTGACTGGATTATTTCGGGAAGCGCCCCTTTGAGTTCGGCAAGCAGAGATCCAAAGTCAAACGCCTCGGGCTCCACTGTCGCCGATTTTTGTTCTGCTGAAAACTCGGTCAAGATCCCCGGCAGTAAATCGACTTCCGCACCTTTTTCGCTTACGGTTTCCGCCGGATTGGTTGCCGGGCTTGAAAAGTGCTTCTTTTGGTATTCTCCGATGTCTTTCGGGCTGTCGGCGCGCACCTTCTCGATGATAGTTTTCAGGTGCGGGAACATGAGCGCCCCGGCCTCCGATACAACCTGCCCCGCGATGTCGTCGGCAAGTGTTTCGCGGTCATCCCATGCGCGGCGATACGTTTCGCTGACCGCACCCTCCTGGATCATACGCAGGCAGTTTTGCGAATACGAATGCGCGATATTACCGGCGATGGATTTTTCATCCAAACCGCCGAACGTTTTTTCTTTGCAGAATTTCGCGTATTTCTCAACGAAATCCTTCGCGTGAGACAGGGCAACGCCTGAGTGCTCTTCGATGAGCTTTCCGGCGTGCGCTACGTGGTCGAGATCCTTCTTGCCCTTGCACGCCCGAACCTCCTCGATAAACGCCTTGTGCGCAATCTTCAGGGCAGCGTGCGCGATTTTGTACCCGCACTTTTCAAGCGACTTCTCATCGTCAATGCCGTCTTTTATTCCATCGTCGCCGTCAAACCCCTTGATTGACTCGATGTACTTTGAGGCGTGCGGAAAAACCATTTCGCTGTAATCTTTGAGGCAGCGAGTGGCGATTTCCTCAAAATTGGAAGTGTCGCCGCATTTCCCGGCCTCGAATTTCAGCTCGTCGACAAAAGCATTATGGAGTAGGTGGCATGCCTTGTGCGCTATTTTATGCGCAATTACCGCAGGGGTAGTCATTACTGTTGACTCCTTTTCAAATGTTTTTTTCATGAGTTCATTGAACCGGGCGCGAAAGGTTTCGACAATGCCGGGCTTCGGGTCTGCGGCGGGTGCCGTCGGACGATCCCCGAGAAACTTGTATTCTACCTTGCCGTCCAGATCGTGCATGGTGATGCAACCCGAATTCATTCCGATGTTAACTTTTGAAAATTCGTGCAACGCCCACTTGCGAACCACCCGGCCGCCTACATCCGGGGTCTCGTCCACTGCGGTGAACCCTATTGAATTGTTTGGAAGAAAACCCTTTTCGTCCATATCATAGAGCAGACGCCCCAGGTTATGCGGGACTGGCAGTTTCGATCCATCGTAATATTGCATGCGGGCGACAGTGCACTTCACGCCGTTGATTACTTCCCGGCGGAACGCCAGCGGGCGACCGATCGGCATAGTACCGATGACCGGGTCTTTTCCGTGCTGGTAAAGAACGACGACTTCGCCGCGCTCCATCATGCCGTCTTGCAGCATAACGTCTCCGCCGTCGTCGCGCTCCTCAGTGCTGATAATCTGGTCGATAATGAGATTTTCGGGATCGCGAAACCCCTTGAACCCCTTTATTGCCGACCTGAATTTTTTGTATTCCATCACTTCGCCTCGAAGGTGCCTCGGGTTTTCCCGTCGCCGGGAACGAGCAGCTTGTTTGATCGGTCTTCAGGCTTGCTGAAAATTCGGTCGTGCTCCTGCCGGCCTTTGTCGGAATACGACTTTGAAACGATCTTGTCCATTTTTGCCTCAAAACAAAAAAAGCCGCCAGTCGATCCCTTTCGGAACCGAATGGCGGCTATGGTGTACCGCTGAAAAACTATTTTAAAGAACTTTCAAACCGCCGAACAGTCGACCTCGACTTTGGCAACCGACACTTTCCCGGCATTATCCGTACAAATAGTGAACTTCGCCGGAACCTTTGTCTGTTTATAATATAGTATTTTTCTCATTGCCGCGTCGAAATTCTTGTCGGTAACGGGAAACCCGTCGTTGGCAAACCCGGCAACGGACTTTGAAGAGTCAGGCATTTTTCTTTTTTCCCTTGAATCTGCCGTCGCTCGAACGCTTCGGCGACGCCGCCGGAGCAATCTTGGGTGCGGTCAAAATCCTGATCTGCTCCAGTTCCCCGAAAATCCTGTTCAGGGCCGACGTGTAATTAGAAAACGGGTCAATCGTGTCGTGAACCTGGGCGCAGAGCGCTTCTTTGAACGCGGAGTCTGATTCGTGAACCTCGACCATGGCGGCGCGGAATGCGGAAACGGTAAGCGCGTCAGCGGGCGCACCGATCTTGCCGTGCAACAAGTCCAGCCTTTTGTCAAGATCGATAAGGCGCACCATCAGAAGGTTGTCCCGTGCCGCCTCTGACACCTCCCGCTCCATTCTTGACCTCGTAACAAATGGAAACTTCATTTTGCATCACCCTTTCTGTAAGTGTTGCTTGCGTAAATGGTTGAAACCTTCCCTCCGGGGCCGACCATCCGCTCGATCGGCACCCGTGAAATGTGAACTGGCCGACCTCTCAGCCAAAAATTTGTTGCTTTTTTGTCGATCATGCGACGCTTTTTATAGTCGTCGAAGGACTCGCCGAGTCGTCGCTCCATCGTCATGACCTCCCGAGCAGCGTCCGCAGATCCGTCCGGTGCTCCAGCTCTTCCGTTAAAATTGACCTCAAAACGAAAATCGCAGATTCGATATCATTGTAATCGTCAGCCATCCCGCGCGCCTGGGCGATGCGGTCGTCATACCTGGAGATCGCCGCATCTTCGCCGTCGAGATCCTGCTGTAGCATGGCGAGATTGTCGGGGGAGGTATACCGCGGGCCAACCTCGATTCCGGGGGTTCCGCCAAGATTGACAATAAGCGAACGCAGCTTTTCGGCGTGCGCCAGCTCTTCCCCGGCATGCGTTTCGAGTTCTGCTATTGCCGCAAAAAATTGAGCGCCGCGGAGTGTGGCGGCATGCTGGTAGTACTGAACGGCGGCGGCGTATTCAAGGGCAAGGTCGACGTTTAGTTCGTTGATAAATTCCTGCATCAGCACAGATTGACCTCAATTCATGTTGACATAAAAATAAAACGTTTTTTCCGAAAGCTGCAAGTCGAAACCTTTGTCGTCAACTGGAAACCAAGAAGTGTCCGACGTGTTCATTTTTAAAATGATAACCATCAATCGCCCCTCACGTAAACGAGAGAGCACCGACAATTGACGTTCTCTCCCGCCTCGCTTCCGTTGCCCGGCGCGACCATACGATCGCTTCCTACCTCAAAAATTTCATCAATGTCGATCGGGCCGGGATCGCCGTCTTCGCTGTAGCGGTCACCCGCCTCCGCGTGCGTTGGGCGGGCTGTCGGCTCTGCAAGCCATACCTTTTTCAAATTGATGCCGAGCTGATTGACCGCCTCGATGTCGCCGCGGTTATACGCAGCAACCGACTCAGTTCGGGCGATAGTATGCGCACGTTCCTCGTTGCCGGTAAAATAATCTTTGAGCTGATCCGCCATGTTGACCAGGCCGTCGCCGTTGGCGAACGCTTCCCGGAGTATCTCTTTCGTCTTTTTAATTGTGGCTTGGCTGACGTTTTCGGAAAACGTTTCAAGGCGCGTCCCGAGCCACTGCTCGACGCGCGGATCGTTCACGTTAAAAGAAAGCTCTATGCCAAGCTGATCGGCCCGATTGTCGGCCGAGCCTTTTAGCGTCTGCTCGTAAATGTCCTTGAACTGCTTTTTAAGGGAAGTTTTAAGCGTCAATTTATCAGGAACGAATGAATCAAGGCGGTCTTTGTGCTCCGCCATGTATTCAAGTTTGTGCTGCCTGGATCTGGACGCGAGTTCGGTTTTTACCTTCACCCCTTGCGATTCGAGATTGTCGATAATTGACGATTGCACTTCTTTAAAATGCTTCATGGCAGCACGGACAAATAACGGTTCATACCCTCGGGCGAGGCGGTCAAACCGCTTCCACGCGAGAGCTTTTTTTTCGGGAGTCCAAAAGGCTTTATTTTTAATGCCGGAGAACGCCTTTCCGTCTTCGTCATCACCTTCGACTGTAGGCTTTTCAGTAATTGGCGCGACAGGTTCCGGGCGCTCCCCGAGCGGCATCATGGATGAGGTAATAAGCGGCACGTCGCCCCATGGCACCGGCGCCTCCCCATCCTGCTCCCGAAATTCGTTAATTGTGTTTTTGCCCCTGTCAAGGTACGCCTTGCGCTCTTCAAGTTTTGCGGCCCGATCTTCGAACGATGGGTAAATAAACTCGAACGAAAGACGCGGGTCGTAATTTCGAACGAGAAATTTGTCAAAGTACTCCGTAAGCAGGATTGCGGCCGGACGTATCGCCTCATTGAAATAATTTTCGTTGACAACTTCGAGGTTGGCTTTGTTTTGCTGTGAAGTCAACCCGAGCTTACCCTCCGAAACGTCCTCACCGGCAAGAATCTTTTCGCGCACCATCCGCTCAATCTCGGTAACCATCGATTCCCGCGCAGTCTGCGTCACAGGATTCTTAAATTCCATACCGCCGTGAGCAACGAACATCTGGCCCGCATTCTTCGCGCCCTGATAATTCTGCACCTGCTGTTTTATGTCGTCGTAAACGTCCTGTGAAAGCACCTGATCGGTAGATAAGACATTCGAGAACATCGCCCCGTTTTTGTAAAATGCCGACATCTGCTGAAGCATGTATTGATCGAGGTTGAAACCATACAGGTTCGCTTTGAGCGGGGACATGCATTCGAACGGATTGCGAAGGGAGGGAAAATGCGGCCAGAACGCTTCGTCGGGAGTAAAGTCAACCTGCCTGTCAAGATCAATCAGCTTGTACCCTGATATCGCATCTTTCCCGCCGCCGGGAATTGGTTTAAAATTTCCGGTCCAGGTGGTCGGGAGAATGTGAAGCTCTGTTGGGTTGCCAAGAAACTGTTTTGCCTTGTAAATCCCCACCCCGCCATTCAAAAAAAGATGGATGCACATGAGCTGCCAGAAGTTCGACCGAACCATGTCGGGGTTTGGGTCGTTGAGCAGGGAGAGTGCCGGGTGCTCGTCAATAGAAACCTTTTTGACGCCAACCTGATTGAGCACCTTTTGCTCTTCTGAATGGTCAAACGATTTTCCACGGAGTAGATATTTAAGGCTGACCGGGTCAACTGTTTTGCCAGTTCCTTTTTTTTCGTATCTGAAAAGCTGCACCGGGAGAGAAGCGAGGGTGGTGGCCTTTTTATTGCTTGCCGCATACGTCCAGGAGACATACATGTTCGCAATCTGATACCACGACATTGACGGCATGTAGCCGTAGGCGCCCCACGATTCGTACATGGCCGGGATGATGTTCGCCATGTTCATTCCCGCCATCTTCATGTCGAGAGTCGGGGCCGTGGCGACGGAGCCGGGCGGCCGCGGCAAGTCCTTGCCGGTGTTGTCCGATCCGAAAAAATCTTCAACCCATCGAGCGGTATTTGTGAGGATTCCCATTGTCTGTAATATATGTCCGTTTCGAGAAAGGCGCAACTATACCGCTTCGAACGAGATCCGCGCCTGTGCGCACATGGAGTACATCACCGCCAGGGCGTCGGCATCGTCGTCGTGTGATCCAGACGGAAAATCAGACAGCACCTTAATGAAAATGTCGTTCCATGGCGCCTTTCGAAAGTACACATTGCCCGCTTCGAATATGGGGACTAGCGGCCCGGCCTTGATCTGCTTGTCTCCGGGAAGCTGCATTTTCCGAACCGACCGGACGCCGCGCAACGTGTTCTCCATCTCGGTGAACGAATCTTTGTAGGCTCCGAACGCCTCAATACCGACCTCGACCGTTGCCGGATCGTTCATCGCGGTGTTGCGGATGATCTGCTGCCGCATCACCGCCTCCCATTGTCCGCGCACCACATCCTCGACGTACAAAACCGGTATTTTTATTCGGTCGATCGCTGTCGGGAGCTGAACAACCCCCCCGAGCACCCCAACGGTAAAATCGGGGTCGTCCTTCTGTGTCTGCTTTTCCGAGGACGCCAGATCCCACCCGCGTTTTTTCCGCAACTCTGCCGGCCATTCGTGATGACCGCCGCACGTTTCGCAATGTCCGGACCGGTCGACAATGTGAATCTTGTCGGTTCTCAGGAAATTTCCGCCCTTGATGATCGGGTCGCACTGCATGAGGGATTGATACCCATAGTTCCCCAGGATTGTTTTCTGTGAAACATACCAATCCTTCGAAAACCGTTCCGAGAACAACCACCCGGTTTTGTATTTCGGGGATTCTGCCGGGTAGCTCACGAATTCGAATTGCGGAAAATTCGGGTCGTCTTTCATTTTTCGTTTGATCCGACCGATCGGGTCGTCGACGTGCCAGGGGGTAACCACCATGATCACGATGGTAACCGGGGCACGGCGCGTCATTAGATCGTCGGTGAATGACTGCCACACCTTTTCCCGATACGTTTCCGACTCAGCATGTTCGCGCTTGCCGAAAAAGTCGTCGACGACAATCAGGTTTCCGCGCTTGCCCGCGGTCCCGCTGCCGATGCCAATAAATTGTGCTTTGCCGAAATGTCCATCAAGCCCCCACTCCTCGACGCCGTGATTGCTCTTTGACAGGGAAAAGTCGGGATATAGGTCGCGGTATTCCGTTGATTGAACCAGCCCGCGCCCGAAGGTTCCGAACTCGTTTGCTTTGTCTGCAGTGTGCGACACAATGAGGCATTCGGCGTCGGGGAATTCGCCCAAAAAATGTGGGGGGAGGTACCGGGAGGACAAATCGCTTTTCCCATGGCCGAACGGGACCGTAAAACAAAGGAACGTGCTTTTCCCCCGCCGGTAATCGCGGATCGCATTGTCAATCTTGGAGCATATTTCGCGCTGAAAAGGATTGTCCCGCGCTTCAACGAACGGATCTGGCCGCTGCCAGCAATGTTTTACGAATTCGATGTGCGATACGCGGGCAAGTGCCCGCTCGCATTCAGCCCTGTTCGGAAGCGGCATTTTCACCGCCGTGAATGGAGCGCAGGGCGAGGGCAATCGCGGCTTTTTCTTCGTCGGAATACTGTTCGACCGGCGGCAGGCGCACCCCGCCTGTTGTGTGGTCTATAAATTGAGCATGCTTGTATTTTTCTTTGCAGTGATTTGTCAGAAAGAAAAACACCGCCGCCGGATTCGCGGGGACGTGCTTTTTTGTGGTCGTTATTTCCACGGTACCATTTTGCAGGACGCCGTTGACCACCTTTCCGTGCTGCTTCTTGCTTGTCTCTTCGTACTCGTATCCGACAGCTCTTTTTACCAAAGAGTCTTCAACTTCGGGCACGCGCCTTTCGAGATGTTTTTCGTACTGCTTACGACCCCTTTTAAGGTGTTTGGAAAAAGTCGGAAGGTTTTTCTGCCACGTCTTGAAATCAATGTCAAGCCCCCCAATTATCTTCATTACCGTAATACCCTGCGAAGAGCAATCAAAAACATACTCGCAGTCCGCCGGAGACGGTTCATATTTTTTTCCAGTTTGTGCCATTATCTTTCCACCCTTACACTTGTAATTTCCCCGCTGTCAGAAACCTTGTACTGCAGGTGCTTTCCCCACTTTTTTCGAATGTACTCGGTGTCCCTTTCGTATCCTTCTTTTGACCTGAACTCCGAATTGCCTCCGACATTAGACCGGCGCTTCTGAGCGAACGCATACCGATTATCGATCAATATTATCCCGTCATGAAGCAGGCAAGTCAAACAAAAGTCGATGTCAACTTTAAATTTACTGGATAAAAACCGATGCTTTCTTCCTACAACACCGATCACCCCCCCCGTCCAACCGGAAAAAGAAAACGGTTTCGACGCATTGTACTTTTCGAACGCCCCGAGTTCCATCTGCTGCAGGTCTGACGCTGTGCCGGCTGCTTTTTCTATTTTTAAAATGTCCGACATCTCGTCCTTGTTGAAAAATCGCTCCAAATTAACGCCGTCGGCTTGCAGCTCTTTTAAAATATCCGCGTCCCATTCAAGATCGTCCTGGGCGACCTTGTTGTCCGCAATAGCCAGCTCTTTAGCCATTACGTCCGTTTCGAGGTCGAGATCTGTTCGCTTTACAGCGATTATCCGCCGCCCGTCGCTTTCAACCACCTGGACGTCGTCAATCCCGATCGCTCCGGCTGTTTCCGCCGTCTTGTTTCCAGCGATAATGCGGTTGTGCTTATCGATCAGGATGGAGCGCCCGGCGCCGTACGATTGCATAGATTTTTCCAGCATGCCACGCCCGCGGGCGGTGCCCTTGTTGGCGTTTCGCTCGTCTGGTACCAATTCGGATATTTTCATCTTTTTCCCTGGTTTTTAACAAAAAACACCTGTTCTTACATTAAAATACGTCATTTTTACCAATTTTACCAAATTTTGTATCGACCGCCCAAAATAATACGTGTTTTACTAAATTTTTCATTTCGTATTACGAAATACATTGCATTGCTCGAAATAATTGGCTATATTTATAACATAAGCAAAACAACCAGCCGACAACCGGCGGGGAAACAATTAAACGAAGGGAAAGATCATGATAATCAAATCGAAAAAAGCTCAGGACAAAATCATCAACAACAAAAGCCGGTATCTGTATCGCGGTCTCGTTTCGGGGTCGGTCATCGGATACACTGACGATACGAAATTTATGTGCTACGACGATATCGAGCTACGGCGCACCGTACACATTCCGGCAACAATGTAATCAACCCCGGCTCATGCCGGTCTGCCGGAATAGCCCGGCGATGAGATAGATTGAAACCTAAAAGAAGGGAAGTATCATGACAAAGACACGCGATGACGGCACGACTTACGATGTAGCGATGTACGCACGGATAAAAGGCACAAAAGAGGCAGAGCTCATCTCTACTGATGAGTACGATGTCGATGCGCCCACTGATGAGCAGCGCGAGTATGCGGAAGAACTTCTCGGCACGAAAGAAATCGAATTTTTTGAAGAGGAATGCTAAACCGCACGGGGGCGGAATCCCCCGAATAAAAATTTAACACGGGAGGTTTTTTGAAAAAGGCACTAAAAAGACCGGTTTTTGACCGGTACTATTTTGTGGGAACAAAAAAAATCGACGGTGCCCCCGATTGCATCAGCGGCGACCTGAGCGGCATCAGCGGCAACCTGAGCAACATCAGCGGCGACCTGAGCGGCATCAGCGGCAACACTGGAC